TTCACGCTGATAATTAGTTACATCCATAATATCTCCAGCAATAATTGCTACAGCTTCATCAATAAGAATCTCAGCAATGTCGTCCTTAAATTCACAGGGTACATCTGTATTAGATTGTAATCCAGTATAAGGATCTTTACATCCGGCAATTTCAATATTTCTAGGAGATCTGTAGTAAGTAAGCTTGGGCTTATGTACTTCAAAATCATCATTGCTGTAAATCCGGAGTCTTCCTCCACGTAAAGTACATATAGTTTCTCCCCAATCATAATCAGGTCTTTTTAGAGGATCTCTTAGAATAATATCTATGTTTGCCTCTTCTACTAAATAAGTAGTCATATCTCTAGGAGGACAGCACTCTGACTTAGCCAAAGTACTGACCCTCTTAAAGGAGAGATAGTTATCGGGAAGAGAATTACTTACATATACGTTATCTGATTCAATACCTTGAAGGTCAATACTTTGCAGTAACTCTTGTAAATCATCTATGAGTGTCTTGGATTGTTCATCACCTTCTTTAAGAAGGTTATTCCCCTGTAGCTGTCTCCTTACCCACTCAATTTGAGCTTTGTTGAACGCCTCTACTATTTGCCAACATTCTATATTGTCATAGTCATTGCTAGCAAGTTTATTAAGCCTCTGCTTAAATTTAATCTGCAGTGTAGTATTGTTCATAGGTTCTAGCTACCACAAGCTTCACAATCTTCAGGATTTTCTAGATTACAACTTGGTTGCTCTCTATCTTCCAAATCTTTTACAAAATCTGCAAAACTATCATCCACTTGAAAATCGTTCTTATCACTCATGATTATTTATTTAAGAGTTCCACATTCCTTCTACGTTACCCATCAGTTTTATCATTACCTCTTCATTCAGAGGGTTCTTTAAAAATCCAACTACATCTGATGGAGTACGTCCTAAAGCTGTACCGCTTTCAAGATCATAAATCATACCATCTGATTTAGTAGTAATCATTCTAAATTGTGAGGCATCTTTAACAATTGCTTTTAGTTTCAACTCTTCCATGTTTAACCTAGCAGCATCTAAAAATACCTGAGATGTTTTCTTTTTATCTCTATCTACACCTAGACCATTGATATAGTTATCCATGTTCTCGTATAAAATATCATTTGGTGTATTCTTAGTGTATTGAGTGCTATTAGCATCTACAACCTTAGCAACTAAGAATAACTTATTAGACTGCTTATCAAATAACTTCTGTAGTTCTGCAAGCGCTCTATTGCGTAACTTAGAAATCTCTGTACGGTTAGCAGCCGTTTTTTCCAATTTATCAAGGAAGAACTTAGGAGGAGTTGGTTTGTTCCTAGCGTCTTCCATACTTTTTGCTACAATGCTGAAACCTCCAGCTTCAATAGCATATAACTTAATGAGGTCATAAGGATCTTTAATTGGATCTAAAAAGACTGGATCGTTTCCACATCTTAAAGTAATCCTTCCCCAAAACTCATCATTATCTGGTCTAAGAAGTTTAACCTCTTTCCAAAAATCTTTACTCTCAGGATCAATAACATTAGCTGCTAAGTCCTGTTCTAGAGATGCTACTACTTCACGTATCTCACGTATCTTAGCTTCTCTATCATCTGCAGGAAGCATTTTAACTTCCGGTGCAAATTCATTCAATCCAGTAACATAACGCTTAATACCGTTTAGCTCTAAACAAGCTAGTTGCTCTTCATGGTATACACCATCCATTAGAGACATTTGGTAATTCTCAAGTCCCATGTTACCTACACTTGGATCAAAGTAAGGCTTAATACTAATCTTGCCTGACTTACCAATTTGGTATTTTTCAATTATAGTCACACTCATTTTTTGTTGGTTTTAAGTTAGTGTACTTGTTGTTTGCCAGGGCTACCAGTCCTGATAAAGCAAGGTGTGCAGCAAACAGTTAAAGAAGATTGGGAGAGGTTTTACCCTCTCCCTTTCTACTTATTAATCTTAGAATGATCCTCCTGTTACAGGGTTTCTCATTACAATCTTCAATACCTTAGTTGCATCTTTAACCCAGATAGCAGGCATTGTTTGTGTCATGAATACACGGTATCCGTTGAAGTTACCAGAAGACTGGAATCCTTGTGTACGTCCCATGTAATCCATAGTACCATTTTGGTAGAACCACTTCAATTGGTTATCCCAGTTCAATTTCAACAAGTAGATGTTGTCATTACCGTTTTCAGTAACATCAAATACTACAAAGCTGTAAGAGCTTAGTGGGTGACCATCTACTAGAGGGTTCTCAATATCATTAGTATGCAAGTTATCAAACGCAGCGTTCAATACAAACTTAACGTTAGCCAAGAAAGGAATAACGTAAGAAGTGTATGCAAAACCAAAGTTCAAGTCCATGTTAGTACCAGATACTGCACCAATGTCAGTAGCACGTACCAATAGACCAGAAGCATTAGCTTCAGCTTTGATAGCTTCGTTAACAAGCTTCATACCACCCATACCAGTTTGAACAATGATCTGACGCTGTGGATCTGGTCCAGCAAGCTCTACACGTCCTTGGTAGAAGTTCATCAATTCTGCTTTGAACATATCTAGTGAGAAACCAGACTTGTTATATACTCTCTTGAAAGAGTTATCAAGCTGCTTCCACAAACCTACAGATAGACGTACATCATCTGGTCCGTCTTGACGTACACGTCCACCGTGACCCCACATTAGGTAAGTTTCAATATCCTTAGCAATTTTGCTTAGGTGAGCTGCTTCAAGCTGAGTAACGAAAGTACGGCTCAAAGAACCATTCTCCATGCTACGCTTAACTGCATCTTTACCCATTTTAGATACCATATCTTCCAATGAAGTGATAGAAGGATCCATACCACCATCTGAGTTTCTCCAGATTTCAGTTACTGGAACTGTACCATCAGCACGCATTCCACCTTTCATCATCATGTCTGCACGGCTAGATACACTGTAGTGTACGTGAGCTTCTGCACCACCTACGTAGTTGTAGAATTCACGGTATCCAGTAGTCATATCACCCATGTCAGAGAATCTCTCACCGTACTCACCTCTTGCAGAACCTTTACGGAAGAACTTAGTACCTGATCCCAAGTACTTGTTATCCAAGAATTTCAAGTTGTCGTTGTTTACCAACTGTACAGTGTAGATGAATCCATCACCAGCAGGAAGAATATCTTCTGCAGTTACATACAATTCAGCACCGTTGTACTTATCGTAAGTAATGATGTCACCATGACCAAAAGCACGCTTGTTGATTTTGAGTTTGAATGTCTGACCATCAACACCTTTCTTAGTGTTAGAAGCTTCAATATCTTCAATAATGTAAGGAAGATCTTGTGCTACTGGTACTTGCCATTTGTACTCACCACGAGCATTGTCTACAGTGATAGTATTTTTACCACCAAAAGATGCCATTTGATAAAGTGGCATTTCAACCTTTTGAGCCATTGCCCAAAGGTCAACAGGACCCATATCAGTAGGTTCTGAACTACCTAGCATGTTAGCCAAGTGGTAAGAATCTACATGAGAAGAGGTCTTGTAAGTAGTATCTCTTAAGAAGATACCATTGTTTAAAACAGGAGTTGCCATGTTTCTCTAATTTAGATTAATTAATAGTTGTTGTTAAAATCTCTTTAAAATATTAGTTGGTCTTGGAATACCTCTAGACCTTCTAGTTTCTTTTTCTTCTACAACAGTTGAAGAGTTACGTTTACTTTGTTCCGTCTTCAATTGTCTTACTGTCTTTTCTACAGTTTCTGCTTTAGCACCTTCTTTAATTTTACTATGGTAGCTATCTCTATCAGATAGTAACCAAAGTGCTTCAGCAATAAGCTCATGGTTTGGCTCAACATACTGATACTTTTCTAGCAAGTGTCCTAACATATTAGTCTGTCTACCTGAAACAGATTCATAATTAGGCTCTACTAAACCTTGGTATAAATTAGCTTGTGTTTTTTTATCAAGCTTAATACCGTTTAACTCACCAGCCTTTAAAGTCTCATATACATTCTCCATGTATTTGTTAGCTGCTTCAGCTTGCTGTGCTCTACGTTGCTCTTGTTCTGCAAGACGTTGCTGTACAACTCTTTCCTGCATTTTATCCAACTTAGGTTTAAACTTATTAGCAAGCTGCTCTAACCTACCCATGTCTTTATAGGTTTCAATCTCTTCTTGAATCTCTTCAGAATCACCAAAACCAGTAGCAGATAGGTAATTTCTTACAATCATCTCTTGGTCTGATTCTACTTCAGGATTAAGTTCTCTAGCCTGTTCCACTTGTGCTAATGTTCTAAACAAGCCTTTAAGGTCTGTACCACCATCAGCTACATATTTAGCAGCTACTTGAAGTTCTTCTGGTAATGATTCAAAAAATTCCTGTGGAGTTTGTTCTTTAAGTTGACGCTCCTTTTCTGCAAAGTTTGCTTCAATTAACTCCTGAAAATCTTTAGCGGAATATTCTTCAATAGGCTTATCATCATCAAATGGAATTAACTTCTCATCTTCAATAAGCTTACTGAATACATCAGCTACACCTTCAATTCTTTTACGACCTCTTTTCTTCTTAGGTTCGTCATCAGAATCATTATCATCATCATCTTCTTCTTCTTCCAGAAGACTATCTACTTCTTTAACTACATCTTCAAAAGTAGCGTCAGCTTTCACTTCACCTTCTTCATCAGATTCTTCAGTAGTTTCTGGAGAGTCTTCATCTAGAAAAGACAAATCCGTCTTTTTATTTGAAAGAACGTTTGCAGATTTCTCTGCATCTTGGGTAGGTACTGTAATTGATTCAGCACCAGGCATACCAAAGATTTCATCCAAGTCCACGTTTACCTGACTAACGTTAGTAGACTCTTCTACTTGTGGGTTTTTTTCTTCACTCATAATGTTGTTGGTTTTCTCTCATTATTAATATACAAATCTCCTTGGAATAAACCTTGGAGATTTGTAAAAAGGTTATAAAAAACTAGTGTTTTTGACTAGCATATAGCTAAGACCTATTCTTCTTTTTTACGAGAATTTCTTATAGGAAGAACATCATACTTGTTTTTGTTCTCTTTAGCAATCTGTAGCTTAGTGTTTTCAATACGTTCTCTAGACATTAACTCCTCTTTCTTAAGATTCATTTGTTGCTGTTGAACTAGCTTCTTATTACTTTCTGTTTCACGTTTCGTTTGCATTTGAGATCTGTATTTCTCAGAATCTCTTACATCTTTTAACGCATCTTGGTAATCAGATACCTGGTTCTTATTAATGTCTTGCATAGCACCATAACCAGCAGACTTAATTTCAGCTTCAATAATTCTAGACTGACGATTCTTATCATTCTCTTCAGCTTCAAATCTTCTAGCCATTTCTTTTTCTTGAGCTTCAGCTTGTAGTCTCTGCTGCTCCATTTGCATAGCTTGTTGCTGTTGAGCCTGACGCTCTTGAACTTGTTTCTGCTCAGCATCTTTCATAATGGTAGTAACCTCACCAATACTATCAGACTTGATAATATTACCTAAATCATAGATACTAGCACCTGTAGTGTTATTAGTAAGAGCCATTTGCTTTAGCTGTTCTAACACTCTTCTATGATTAGCTTTAGTAGTACAGAAAATGTTAAAGTCTCTTAACAATAATGTTGTACCATCAATTGAGAAGTTTACCTTTTCATCTTCAGATGTAGTGTATTGCAATCTTACAGAAGGATTATTGCTATGATAGTACTGTGCTAAATCTGTACGCATCTGGTGTACCCTAGGCATCAAGTGATCTGAATGCTGGATAAAGTAAGATTCTGTTTGAGCATAAGAACTCTCTAAAGAAGCTTGTACCCCTGTAGCAGTTTGTTGTTCCATAGCTCCCCCCAATCTTTGGGCATTAACACCAATAGCTTCAAAGGCTTGATTCTTAAAGTAATTTGCAAGCTGAGTTCTAGAAAGTAACCTTTGAGTTTGCTCTAAGTTTAATACTTGGTAATGCTGGAAGTTAAGAGCATTCTCTGTATTAGTAATAGATGTATCAAGAGGAAGCATTTGGAAATCCTTCATTGCTACATAAGCTTTAGCCAAGTTGTTTTTACCCCAGTCTTCTCCTAGTGAGTGACGTGGAATAGCATTCTGGTCAAGCATAATTACAGTACCTAGTTCATCCACTAGAATATCTGCAATTTGATTATTTACAATGTTGTAGCCAATCTGGTAAGGCTTCATTAAATCTACAAGAGAAACAGACTTAGTGTTTCTATCAGAGAATACAGCACCTTCTACAGGAAGTTTACATCCATATAAAGAGCTATCCCCTTTAAACTGAAACTTAAGTCTACCAGGTTTAGGTTTATCAATACCTAGGTAAATAGTTTCACCATCATTAGGTGAAGTCATACCCCAGTAAGTTGGATGGTTAGGTCCAATCTTAACTCCACCCCATACTTCATTTATCCATATCCAATCAATATGATCACCAAAGATTACATTCTCTTTAGTTTTTTGCTTAGATACATTTGTATTGTAAAGAGGCTTGTCTATAATAACGTAATCATCTGTTATAATATCTTGAACAACGGTACCATCTTCTAGTATTTTAGTAAGGTGTCCTACACGTCTTTGTGTTTTCCAATACACTGTACTAACACGTAACATAAAGCTTTCACCAAAATCAAATAAGTCTTCTGACTCACCTAAGATCCAGTCAACAATATCGCCACCATTACCCATTCCTAAATCATGGTTAGCAATAAACTGGCGGTAACCTAATGATCCATTATCAATACTATTCCACTCATGAGATCTAGTACCATCATAGAATGAACCATCATTTGGTGTACCAGGAATAGCGTAACCTGCTGATCTTGCAGGATATACTTCTTCTAATTCTTTAAGCTGCTTCTCTGTCATCAAGTAACCATACTTATCAATAACATCAGAAACAGTCATCATATCAGATTTACCTACCCAGTTTGCCTGAGAAATATATCTAACATCTGGAGACTTATGATAGAACGTAAGAACAGGATTCCATAGTTCAACGTCATAGTCATCTTCACTCATACGGAAATGCCAGAACTCTCTATCAGTAATAAGCATGTCTTTAAATGCACGCTCTTCTAGCTCATACATTTTAAAGCGTTCCTCATCTACTCTTAACTGGTGGTTTGCCCACTCTTCTACTAGAGATCTGTAGTCTTTACGGAAGAAGTCTTCAATCTGAGGAAGAGTCATTAGACTCTCCTTACTTAACATTTGTTGTATCTGTGGATTTTGAATGTCAGCACCAGATGCTGCTAGCTTAGCAATCATTTCTTGAGCTGCTTCTGATAGAAGAGTATCTTCAATCATTGCACGCTTCTGTTCTAACATTTCATTGTAAGAGGTATCATCTACTGCTCTAAAGCTAACCTTTGCATACTTAGACGCAAATTCACCCATAAGAACATTAATGACATTTGGAATAATAGGATAGAACTTAAGCTCTAATGCAGATACATCTTCTTGGGTTAACTGATCTACTAAATCAGCATAGTTGTTATCATCCTCAATGATATAGTCAGTCTTGTCTATAATACCTTTAGCAAGCTTATAGTTTTTTAACAGACGTCTAGCATTTCTTTTCAGTTGCTTTTGACCCTGTACTTCAATCCAATCTATATTCCAGGCAGCCCATTCTTCATCTTTCTTCTTTTCAGGAAGAAACTGTGTAGGCTGTTCCAGGGTACCCATTCTATTTTTGTCAACCTTGGCGCCAGCCTTAGCCTGCATTGCATTTATAATTCTAGGCATGTTATCTTAAATTTTTAAAAGCTGAACGCTTTCCTTTACCTCCCATAATACCTTTACGGTTCCCTCCAATATGTCTAAAGGGACTCATATTTAATTTAGTCATTTTCTGCGTATTATCCAATTTTACAGAGGACTCATTATCAATTCGTTTCTGATAACCCCTGTTAGCTTGCTGGACTTTAGCAAAACTTATAAGTGCAGCAAAAGATACCAGTCTATCCACATTGACTCCAGGTTGGTATGCTTGCATTTCTTTCATAAGCATAACATCTGGAACACGCTCAACACCATAACGTCTTTTAAGAATGGTACCGTCTGAATCAGTTTCTACATCTATCTCTTCTTTTAAATACTCAATAGCATAATTAATCAAGTGATTTTTAAATAGTGTACCAGTATTCTTCCAACCATATTCAGCATAAACGCTACGGTTACTTCCTAGATCCTTTAGGAAAAGAATTTGATCTTTAGGTACCAACCATTTCTGCTTACGTTTAGCAATCATGTATTGGATAAAAAGAGATACGTTATTTTCAACTAGTGTCCAAGCCTTGTAATATTCTATAATCTTTTCCAGTTGCTCATGCGTTTTATTAATATCATCATATCTACCACACCATGCAGCTACAATCATATCACCTTCTATGTAGCTCTTAGGACCCTCGTCAGTAATCTTTGTTACTTCAGTGGGGTTCTTATATACATAGATGCTACAAAGTGACTCAGAGGTCGTTGTTTTACCTTCACCCACGGGATCCACACTTGCATAGTATTGACCAAACTCTGGTTTATCCGTAGGTCTTTCATAAACACAAAGTACCCCAGTCTTGTCTTCCTGCTTTTTATTTACAGGAAATGTATTGATTGGTTGCTTCCTACTTTTATGAGGAACAATACCTACACCATCAGTATCCCATTCAAGTTCTAAATACTCTACAGGATAATCTTTGTCATCAATACGTTGCATCTGTGAAGAAACAAGGTTTTGAGGGAAGAGTGACTCTTTACGATAAGCAAACGCCTCAGCAATATTTGTTGGTTTTTGAGAAATTCTCAGTTGATATTGCTCAGGACTTAAGTCTCTTTTCCATATTGCTCTCTCCTCCCGAATAGCTAATAATGCCTCTTCTACTTTTGAGTTACCCCAATCATCAATAAAAGGTGGCATTGACCACTGTTCAGGAATAAAAAGTCCCACTTCTCCTCTACTCCCATTATCATCTAGCAGGTTGGTTTTAACTGCATAGATGTCGTTGGCTTTTGGGTTTAGTATCATATCCTTTAAAGGTTCACACTGATCTAAATCCCCTACAGAACCAGCTGCAATAAACATACCTGTAGTAATCTGACCTGACGACATTGCAGGTCTAAGGTATTCATATGTCTGATCCATCTTAGGAGCAATACCAGCTTCCTCATGAAAGAAGTATGTTACTGGACCCCCTACCCCTTTGGTAGCATTCTTTTCAAAAGACATCCCCTGTATCTTAGACATAAGCCCTTTACTCTGCTTACGCCCATTGATAGTAACTTCAATCTTTTGTTCCCAAAGCAAAGTTTTATCAGGGTTGGCTGGTCTATACCAGGCGGTGTGTTCATTAAGAAAGTTCTTGTACTCGTCCAAGAATTTCCATGTACCTTCATCATTTACATAAGATTTAAGTGAAGCCCCCATCTTTAACACAGCACCCTCTTCAAACCAGTAAGCGTTCAATAATTTGGCAGCATGAAAATATGAAGAAGCTATCTGACGTTTTTTCAAAATAGCAGAATGTTTAAAGGTAGCTTCGGCTAGCCATTCATAAAGAGCCATATGATATTGGGCGTCTCTAACTTTGGCAAAACCATATTTCTTTTCTTCTTTATCATAGATAGGTAGGAAATTTAACCACATGTAATAGTCCCTGGTTAAATACCAAGTATCTTTTTCCCCCTTAACTATTACCCCATTTCGGCATTTATTTTTTTGGTCATCCCAATAATCTATAA